TCAGTTGCTGCCTGAACATAGAATCGAAGTCCACCGAACTTCTCTTTCACTTGAACAGCAACTGGAACCTTACTTGCTTCTTCGTCCATAATTTGTTTGCGGAGATCAATTTCTCCCTGAGTGATAGTATCACCAGATGTATTACCATACATCTTCTCACCAACTCGATCTTTGATAAAATCATATCGACTTTTGGCTGAATAATATTCACTACACAATTTACCACAAAGAACATCGATGATGTTATACCATCCATCACCACATTCTAAGCCCCAACACATCGCTGTGTGTTGCATATTCCCATTACGATCTCGAAAGATCAGAGGATATCATGCACATAGTGCTTCGTCTAACTCTTTTCTCACGACAATTCCCTACTGATTTGTACTTGCCAAAACCTATACAGTTCTTCATATGCTCGAAGCACTTCATCAGGTAACTTACTACCCTTAGTAATTTCTTCTTCAATTGCTCTTCCAAGAGCACGACTCAATCTAATTTCTTCAATATCATACATATCAACTCCAAGTCCTATGGTTTTCTGCCACATGCTCAATACCATCATACTCATGAATGTGCCACTTAACATCATCTGGAATTTCTACAATACCAATTTCTGCTGCCCAACCCCACGATGCCTGACCCATCTCTTCGATCACAGCAATCAGATCTGGATCAGAACGATCTTCGTAAAACTCATAATTACTTAAATAGTGTTCATCATCGCCAGCATGACCAGCTTTGTAGTAGGAAGCACCAATAAATGCAGAGTTCTCTTTCTCTACTTTATCAAAAGTGATGCCCTTACGTTGTAGCAACTTTTCGAATGCTACATCTGTGATACCGAATCCACCGAAGCAACGATTAATTGCTACTTTCATATCATTCTCCAATAGTAATTTTAAACATCCCATTAATGATTTTTTCTTTCATCATCTCTGGAACAGACAGATGAGGTTGTTCTAAAACAAAAGGACAACCACCGCCACCCCAAGACCAATTCTTAAAGAATTTCTTGGCTATCATCATATCTTCTTTAGACTTTACACTAAAGATGCGTTTGGGTTTAATATTAAGATCTAAAATCATTTTATTACCTTTGAATTGTCTGCAACATCTTTGTCGTCACGTAGTTCAATGAACACTGGAAGGAACAAAGATTCTTCTCCAGTTTTGTTCTTGATTCTAGCATTATACTTCACTGCCACGATTTTGTCAACTAAATTTTCTTTCCAATATTGCTTTCTATGTGCATCTGTAAAACCAGATCCAACATTTACCTTTACAACTCCATCTGCAGATTCACAGATAATTGCACCAAGCATACCTACTGCCTTACCCTTACCTTCTTCGACTGCAACAATCTTAAGATCGCATTCCAACTCACCTTTAAATTTAATTTGAGTCTTGCTTCGTTTATCTTCCCATTCACCAGCACCATCTTTAAGAATGATACCTTCGTATCCATCTGCAAGATAACCTTGGAAAATCTCTTGTGCTTCTTCCAGAGTTTGCACAATGGTAGATGTCACAGTCCAAATCTTTTTACCTTCAGATTTTTGTTTGTTTACAATTTGTTCCAATGTTGAGAATCGTTTTGCGTATGGAGTCTGGCAATAACCATCAACGAATGCTACGTAAGGAATCAAATCCCAAACAGTGGCATGAACCATTGATGCTTCTTCAGCAGATATTGTTCCCTTGTTTGCTTTGTTGAGAATACCATTACCTGTTTGACGATCTGCAAACTGGTGATCACCCTCAAGCATAACCAACAACTCACCATCAAATACACAATCAATTGAACCTGCCAATGCAGCGAATTCTTTCTCAAGATTACCCAGCAGATGAATCTGTTTACCATTTCTGCTACGGAATTCTACTTTACCATCACGGACAATCGCATTGAATCGCATACCATCCATCTTCATTTGGGCATAGGCTGGAAATTTAATCTTGTCAACCAACTTCTGCTCAAATGGGCTACATAACATACATGGGTATTCAGGAATCAAATGAGACCAGACTTTGTTGGCAGTCGATACATCAACACCACACTTCAAGTCTTTCTGAATGATTCTCTCCAATACCTTAGCATCATCGGCTGATACGGATGAGAGAAGCATACGGAGATATTCAATTGCTGCATTACCAGTCACCACTCTTTCTTTCAAGTCATACAATGCCAACATGGCTTGATCAAGACTTGTTTGATGTTTGTCTGTGGTGTACTCAGGAATCTTTCGTTGATAGAATTGAGTAAATGGATCCAGTGCTAGCCGAATTACCTCACGCAGAGTTTCGTTATCGCTGTGTGCGTTTAATTGGTCGATCTTGAAATTGCGTGAGGCATTTTCAGCAAGACTGTTTAGAAAATCATTTATGTTCATTCATCACTCCATCAATATGTTTACACTTACCATGATATTTAAAACCGATGCAACTACAGACCATACCAGTTTCTGATTCTTCTACGGTATATACGTGGTCTTTGCTACCTTTGATATGCCAAATTTTATTTGTTGGCTCTTGTCCCTTGAAGTACATGTTGCGTTTGATAACTTTGAATTTACGATAGCGTGTATCAAAACGAATCGGATTCTTGAACATCATGAAGTCTTTGGGGTTATTCTTTTTGAAATAACCGAAAATCTTTTCCATGTTTTCGGATAGGATGTAGGTATGGTTACAGTCCATACCATCTTCCCATTTGGTAATTTCTCTTGCGAGAATCATGCTACTTCCATTTCTCTGAAGTAACCATATGGCAGACCATTGAGGAAACAGAAGTATTCCCAGTCACCATCTGCTTGGCTGGCATCCATAATCCAGCGGAGAGCAGTTGCTCGATCCTTCGCACCCATACACATTGTGTTGGTAACATGCTGCTCAAACTTGGCAGTGGCTTCTGCTTCTGCTTCCTTGCGTGCGATCTCTTCACGCTCGATGACTCGACCAAGAGTTTCGAATTCAGCCATGAATTCTTCCTCAGTCCAATCAGTGGTATCG